AACGGAAGGGCAAAGCCCACCGAAAACAACGAAAAGCGGAGGAAAAAACAATGATCAGCTACGGATTGGCAAAGGCAAAAGCAATGGCAGGAAGAGACGACTGGAACGAGCGCGAGGCAATCAGAAGCGCAACGATCCTTTGGTACGACACCGAGGACGAGGGCTACGAACTGGAAATCGAGAACGAGGACGACCTCGACGCAGAGGACTTCAGAGCCTGGGTTGAGGAGAACGCAGACAGCCTTGCACAGGAAGACGCCGCGGCAAACGGCACGACCTTCGAAGGCATCGAGGACATCGATTACGAAACCGAATGGATCGACGACGATGCACTTTTCGAGGCAGAGTACGCAGACGCCTGCGAAAGCGAATGGGAATGGATGACCGGCAGATAAGCCGGTCGCCCCACCGGGGCGGCACAGCGCCGCCCTGTGGCGGGGATGCAGGGAGAAACGTATACGGATGCCCCAGCACTGCAAGCCCCACACAGCGCAGCTGTGCGCGTTTGTGAGCAAGGCATAATATGTACAATTCCTGCGAAAATACGCCTTTTCTGATCTGTTGTTTTACCATCTTGATATATCGAGCAAAAAGATTTACTATGTGTACAACGGAACGGGGTGCGGGTGTCCGGTGAACACCTCTGCGAAGCAGAAGCACCGACCAAGGCGACAGCCGAGACCCCGCACCGAATACACAAAATGGAGGAATCCACCATGAAGAACATCACGAAGAAGGAACTGAACCGCATCGCCAAGAAGTACGGCTACGATCCGCAGTACCTTGAGGATCAGGTTCTCGACTGGGAGAGCGACGGCATCCGGGTGGATGCACAAGACCTCGAAGACTTCTGCGCAAACGGCGACTTCTGAAATAGAACAGCCCTTCCGGAGGACGGAGGGGCTGCTGTCATAATTAGGTTGATATATCAGGTTTCTATTTGGAAATGTGCGCTCCTGTTTTGGAAATATATTCCATGATATTATCTGCATAAAACTCCCCATCTTCGCCAACGTATTCGTAGAGATGAATTTTTCCATCAGGATTCATGACGTAATAGCCGCCTGCGCCATTGCCTGCAAAAGCAAGACCTTCAATTCCATATAATTCACGTAACTCTTTCGATGCTGAAGACATACCATCAAAGCTTTCTATGATGAATCCAATGGAAAATGGTTTACCGCTATCAACATTCGGAAGCGACATCAATTCAAGAACACCATTGCTAATCTTTAATACCTCAAACAAAGTAGCTGGCAGCGTTTTTTCAGCAAGAGGATACTGTTCTTCATCAAGCGGCGGACACAATTGACACAAATCGCCGTATGTTTGTTGTATCATGTGAATGATTTCATTCATACGAATTCCTCCATATATTATGGTTGAAAGCAGAAACCTCCGCCTTCTTTTATCACAGTTTATTCTTCAACGACGGAATTATTCAGCAATTCGATAAAGGCTTCGATGCTGTCTGCGATAAGATCAGGTTCTTCGAGGCTGTCTGGATCATCCGGAATCACAAACCACACTTTATGATCTTTGCTGCTCCAATAAAATGTCGCACCACCACGATCATAGGCAAATGGATACCAGTCAGCAGGGATATATTTATTCATTGGTTCTTCACGGTCATGATCTGCTTTAAATTCAAAATCACATTTTGCTTCTCCCAATTCGTACATACACCATACTTCAGCGGTATCGTCCGGATCTCCGTTGACCGGTACAAAACATTCTTTCAGTTTTCCGCCGTTTGTTCGGGCATATAGTTCCTTCAGGATATCGGGAAAGGTAATGCCGTACTTCTTCTCAAGGCTGGCAATGCGCTCTGCGCTTTTCTCTTTGTTGTCGATTTCTTCCATTAAGAATTTGAACATGGCTGAACCTCCGTTCTCATACACAAATCGATTTGAAGCGGAAATCTCCACTTTTCCCTATTATATCATAAGCCGAATGACAAAGTCAACCAAAAGCATAATGTACACAACAAACCGCGGAATATAGCCCGCAATGATCGTGATTACTCACTATTGCTATATGTCCGAAACAGAGTTATACTGTGTACAACGGAACGGGAAACCGAGCCGAAAATAACGAAAATACGGAGGAAAACATTATGTGGCATGAAGGTACGATCGGAGTTCCGAAGGACAACGGAAAGTACACGGTGGTTCACTACTGGGTGAAAGCCTACGACGAAAGCAGCCAGTACGGAATCGAGGGTGGCAGAATCAGCAAGCTCACGCTGAAGGTCGAAGGCAAGGTCATTTACAACTACGACCGGGGCGAAGATGTTCCGCCCCAGAACGAAGCCGCAGAAATGGCGCTGGCGATACTGATGCATGAGTACAACTAAAGGCAGCAAACATACATAGAAAGGGCTTGCAAATGCAGGCTCTTTTCTTTATGCACATTTTTATAGGAAGGAGTGATGCGGATGGCTCAGAGAGGCAGAAAACCAAAACCCACTGCGATCAAAGAGCTGGAAGGCAATCCGGGCAAGCGTCCGCTGAATGAGGCTGAACCAAAGCCTGTGAAAAAAGCACCGCCCTGTCCGAAGTGGCTGGAGCCCGAAGCAAAAAAGGAATGGCGCAGGCTATCCAAACAGCTTGAAGCGATCGGTGTGCTGACCGAGGTCGATCAGGCGGCATTCGCATCCTATTGTCAGGCATATGCCCGCTGGAAGGAAGCCGAGGAATTCATGACACAGCACGGAACGATCGTGAAAACGAAATCCGGATACTGGCAGCAGGTCCCGCAGGTCAGTATTGCGCAGACCTATCTGAAGATCATGAACAAGATCGCAGAGCAGTTCGGACTGACTCCGGCGGCAAGAAGCCGTATCACTGCCGGTGCAGATATGAAGGATGCTGCCGTTGACGATATGGATGCACTTCTGGGAGGCGGCTGATGGCAAGAACAGCAAAAGCAAGAGAAAGACCTGCGAACTACCCGAAACTCACCGACTACCAGCCCACACGCTTCATGCTGCCGGATTCCCATTATGATGTGGCAAAAGCGGACAGGGCTGTTCGTTTTATCGAAAACCTCTGCCACACCAAAGGCCGATGGGCAGGCAAACCGTTCTGGCTCTTGCCGTGGCAGGAGCAGATCATCCGGGATATTTTCGGTGTGGTCAAGGAAGATGACACCCGGCAGTTCCGCACAGCATATGTTGAGATCCCGAAGAAAAATGGAAAGTCTGAGCTTGCGGCAGCAATTGCGCTGTATCTGCTGTACGCCGATAACGAGCCGTCAGCAGAAGTCTACGGTGCAGCGGCTGACCGACAGCAGGCTTCTATCGTTTTTGACGTTGCAAAGCGTATGGTGGAAATGACACCGGCGCTCCTGAAACGCTCCAAGATCATGGCGGCGACAAAACGACTGGTGAACTACAGCAATGTGGGATTCTATCAGGTGCTTTCGGCTGAAGTCGGCACAAAGCACGGTCTGAATGTATCCGGTCTGGTACTTGACGAACTGCACGCGCAGCCGAACCGCAGCCTTGTGGATGTTCTCACAAAGGGCTCCGGCGATGCCCGAACGCAGCCGCTGTACTTCCTTATTACCACAGCGGGAACTGATAGAAATTCAATCTGCTACGAATACCACACCAAAGCAAAAGATATTCTGGACGGCAGGCGCATCGATCCTTCCTTCTATCCCGTGATCTACGGACTGAATGATGACGATGACTGGAACGCTGAGGAATCGTGGTATAAGGCGAATCCGTCCCTCGGATACACCATTACCATTGACCGAGTGCGTGATGCGCACCGAGAGGCACTGACGAATCCTGCGGAAGAAAATGTATTCCGTCAACTCCGTTTGGATCAGTGGGTAGGCAGTGCGGTCGCATGGATCCCGGAACACATCTATGACAGAGGAAATCTGCCGATTGATTTGGAATCATTGCGTGGACGGGAATGCTACGCAGGACTTGACCTTTCGAGTACAAGTGACATTACGGCTTTCGTACTGGTATTCCCACCGCTGACTGAGGGCGACAAATACATCGTTGTTCCTCACTTCTGGCTGCCGAGAGAAACCCTTGACCTGCGTGTCCGGCGCGATCATGTGCCATACGATGTTTGGGAACACATGGGCTTGTTTCATGTGACTGAGGGCAATGTGGTGGATTACAATTTCGTGCGGAAAACGATCAATGAGCTGCACACGGTGTATAACATCAAGGAGATTGCAGCCGACCGCTGGAACGCTACACAGCTTATCACAGATCTGATCGGTGATGGATTCACAGTCGTGCCGATGGGCATGGGCTTCAAGGATATGTCGCCGCCGATGAAAGAGCTGTACAAGCTCATACTCGAAGGTATGTTCGTTCACGGCGGCAATCCCGTTCTCAGATGGATGGCAGGAAATGTGGTCGCTGAAATTGATGCGGCGGAGAATATAAAACCGAGCAAAAAGAAAAGTACTGAAAAAATTGACGGCATTGTCGCATGGATCATGGCACTCGACCGAGTGATCCGCCATGAAATGCAGGGCAGTGTCTATGACGAACCCGATCATGACCTGATTGTTTTATAGGAGGGATGCAGATGGGCTTACTCAACTGGCTCGGCTTCAATAAGCCGAGAGATGCACCGTCACTGCCGGATATCCGGGACAATGTCCGCGATTCCGGTAATCTGTTTGTATTCGGCATGACGCACAGCGGAGAGCGTGTGGATGAACGAACGGCAATGCAGATCGTGACTGTATACGCCTGCGTCAGACTGCTGTCAAATACCATCGCAGGCTTGCCGCTTCATTTATACAGATATACGGGTGCTGGCGAGGATAAGGAACGCGCTACCGATCATCCGCTGTATAAGATACTCTACCGGCAGCCAAATCCCGAAATGAGTTCATTTTCATTCTGGGAAGCGCTGATGTGTCATCTGCTGCTCTGGGGCAATGCCTATGCACAGATCGTCCGGGACGGCAAGAACGAGATCCTCGGTCTGTATCCGCTGCTGCCGGAAAACATGGAGATCGACCGCGATCCGAAGTCCGGCGACCTGTTCTACACTTATCACGCATACACCGATGAAAAGCCGGGAGAGCATGACAAGGATATCATCTTTCAGCGAGATGAGATACTGCACATCCCCGGTCTGGGCTTCAACGGACTTGTGGGATTTTCACCCATTGCCATGATGAAAAATGCGCTGGGCGCAGCAATGGCGGTGGAGCGTTACGGCAGCGCCTTCTTCAAAAACGGAGCGCAGCCTGCCGGTGTTCTCGAACATCCGGGCGTACTGAAAAATCCTGAAAAAATCCGTGAAAACTGGACGAGAGTGTACGGCGGTTCCCGTAATGCGCACCGCATCGCAGTCCTCGAAGAAGGTATGCAGTACAAGCCGATCTCGCTGCCACCGGAGGATTCGCAATTTCTCTCTACAAGGGAATTTGATGTGGAGGAGATCTGCCGAATGTTTCAGGTGCCGCCTCATCTGGTGCAGGACTTGAAGCGCAGCACCTTCAATAACATCGAGCATCAGGGTATCGCATTCGTGCAATATTCGCTCATGCCGTGGATCATTCGCATTGAAAAAGGCATCATCAAAGACCTTCTGCTGGAAGAGGAACAGGATGTATATTTCCCGAAATTCAATGTGGACGGCCTGATGCGCGGAGATTATCAGAGCAGAATGAACGCTTATGCGATCGGTGTCGGTAATGGCTTTATGAGCCCGAATGATGTGCGCAGGCTTGAAAACATGGATCTCATTCCCCACGATCTTGGCGGTGATGATTATTACCTCAACGGTTCGTATAATAAGCTTCAAGATGCGGGCGCGGCCTATAATTTGGACGAGCCGGAAGAGGAAGACACCGATGAGCAGACAGATACAGAAAATACACCGGAAGAAGAAACCGATGACCGTTTCCTGCGTAAGAAACGCAGGAAGAAAGTACGAAACGGAGGGATGTAAATGCCTAAATTCTGGGACTATATTCACGATGACAGCGGCGGCAGAGTGCTCCGCCTGGAGGGACCGATCGACTCGGATTCCTTCTGGGGTGACGAGATCACGCCGCAGGATTTCAGAGATGAGCTGTATGCCGAGGACGGTGATCTCACACTCTGGATCAATTCGCCGGGCGGCAATGTCTTCGCCGCTGCGGAGATCTACACTATGATCCGTGACTATCCGCACAATGTCACTGTCAGGATTGCAAGTATCGCTGCTTCGGCGGCATCTGTGATCGCAATGGCGGGCAATACCGTGCAGATGTCTCCGACGGCTTTGCTGATGGTGCATGATCCCAGCACAATTGCAATGGGAAATGCCCGTGATATGGAGAAGGCTATCGCCACACTGAACGAAGTCAAGGAGTCCATTATCAACGCATATATGGCGAAAACAGGTCTTTCCCATAACCGCATCAGCAAGCTCATGTCCGATGAGACATGGATCAATGCGAAAAAGGCGGTCGAACTGGGCTTTGCGGATGAGATCCTCTTTGATGAAAAGCCCGAACCGGACAAGAAGGAGGATGCGCCTGACGATCCGGAAGAGCCTGAGAAGCCCGATGAGGAAGGCGGTGACGATGAGGGCAATGAAAAGAAAGAAACCGAAAAGAAGCCGTTCAAGCTGGACACCGGCGATGCCCTTTGGGAGTACAGTACCCGTGTCATGGGACAGACCATTCTGGGAAAGATCACCGCTTCCGCGTCACCCGAAGACACAGAGCCGCCCGATGACAGCAAGGCAGATGATGCACAGAAACCTTCCGAGGAAGGGCTGACCGCACCTGTGGTCACTGTTCCCGATATGCCTGTGATCGGCATGGACGGCAAGACCGCAGACGGCTCGATGCCGTATGAAATTCTGAAACAGCAGCTTGCTTTCATGAGATAAGACACATCTCACAAGCAGGCTGTATTTTTATGACCGCCGGAGTTTTACCTCCGGAGAATAGGAGAAAAGATATGAGCAAGATCATGGAACTTCGCAGCAAGCGTAATACCCTGTGGGAGCAGACCAAGGCGTTCCTCGAAAAGCACCGTGGTGAGAACGGTCTCGTGGAGGCTTCCGCAGTGGAACAGTACAACAAAATGGCCGGTGAGGTGCAGGCACTCGGCGCAGAGATCGAGCGTCTGGAACAGCAGGCAGCACTCGATGCGGCACTTTCCGCACCGACCAGCAAGCCCGTCACAAACGCTCCCGGCACAAAGAATACACCGCCCACCAACCCGACCGCAACCGACGAGTACAAGTCCGCCTTCTGGGATATGATCCGCAACAAGGGCGATCAGCTTGCAGTCCGCAACGCACTCTCTGTCGGCGAGGACACCGAGGGCGG